CCGCGGCCAAGGCTGAGAGGATATTTGGCAAACTGACCTCTGGAATGGAGGACATGATCGTCAATTTCGTCAAGACTGGTAAGTTTGAATGGCGTGATTTCGTCAATTCCATGTTGGAAGAGATATTCCGCTCAAATCTACAGACATTGATGGCCAAATTGTTCCAAGGCATTGGTCTTGGTGACCTATTTGGTGGTAGCAAGGCTCCAACGGGTGCCAGCAACAATCCATTATATGTGGTTCCAATGGGAGGAGGCGCATTAGGTGGTGGTGGAATGGGTGGACTCGGAGGAATACTGGGAGGCGGATCCAGTGGTGGTGGTTCATCATCAGGTGGTGGCATTGGTAGCATACTTGGCAAGGTTGGTTCGATATTCACGGGCACAGGCAGGACACCTGACTTCAATCCAAACACCACACCTGGTGGCGGTGGCATCATGGGTGGAGTGACCAATGTGGTCAAGACCATTGGCAAGGGCATAGGCAGTGTGGCCAAGGGCGTTGGTGGAGTCCTGGGTTCAATTGGCAAGGGCATTGGTAGCATATTTGGTGGTTTCTTTGCCAATGGCGGAACACTACCAGCAGGCAAGATTGGCATAGTTGGTGAGAGGGGTCCTGAGTTCATAAGTGGTCCCGCAACAGTAACTCCAATGGGTGGAGGCACCACGGTAAATTATAATATTAACGCAGTTGACGCAATGAGTTTCAAACAGATGATAGCAAGAGATCCAAGTTTCATATATGCGGTAACTGAACAAGGCAGAAAATCAGTGCCTGCGATGGCGAGGTAACATATGACGACAGCATTTCAATGGGTGATAGACAACGCGGAATCAATATCAATTGATAGGATGAAGAATGTGTCAACGGTGACATCAAGGAATGGCACGGTGAGATCAGTTGGAAGGGCAGGACAACCTTGGAAGTTCACGGTGGCATTGCCAACAGGTCCAAAATGGTCTGCTGTCAGACAGGAGATATCCAAGATCGAGGCCCTGGACAGGGTCACTGTGGGACAGATACAGATCAACAACGCAGGGCACAGTTGGTTGGTAGAATACCAAGGTAATGCCGCAGACGACACTGCGATGACAGCATCCTGGACGACAGGCAACACCATAACATTGACAGGTGGACAGGCCACGAGTGGATATAACTTCCGTGCTGGCGACATCATACAGTTGGGTGCATCAGGAGCCTGCTACACGGTGGCGGCTGATGTGGCCTACAATTCAAACACGGTCACACTACACAGACCATTGGTTGATGCCGCCGGTGCTGGCACCTTAAGGGTGGGAGATGACTGTGTGTGGTCAGTGCTATGCACACAGTTTCCAAATTGGGAACTGGTTGCCAGAGACGCCGTGGGATGGTCAGGTAGTTTCGTGTTCATCGAGGACCTAACATAATGGCCGTTGGAATAGATCTAAACAGTTACACCAACATATCAACCTGTTTTGCCGTGACCATATACATATATGACGAGAACGGGTTTGATCAGTTCTTCAATTTCTCAGACAATGACAGACCAATGTATGTCACTCTCAGTGATGGAACGATATTGGAACACACGGCCCTTGGCCAACTGTTGACCATATCAGAGACACAGACTGAATTGAGGGCCACACCACAACAGATATCAATATCAATATCAGGAATACCATATTCAAACTCCGCAACGGTGTTGGACACCATGTTCAGGGGTAGCAAGATCTATGTGTGGCGACAATTTAAGGATTCAACCACGGGTGCCCTGCTGGGCAATCCCGTTGGCAGATTCATTGGCAGGATTGACAGTTATTCCATACTGGATGAGATGAACGCAGAATCACATCAGGGCACGGTCACCATAAACTTCACAGCAAGTTCATATATCTCACAATTAGAGAAAAAGACCACGGGCAGATATACCAATCCAGTTGATCAGAAAAAATACTATCCAAATGATCTGGCATTTGATCGTGTGCCCAATCTGACCAATGCCAACTTCCAATTTGGGGCCGAGATATGAGTTTCTTTGACACCATAATCAATGCTGGCAAATCCATACTGGGTGGTAGCAACAGCCTGGGTAGCACCATATTGACCACGGTGTTGAGTGGTTTCGCACTGAACAAACTAAACAAACAGGTCACCAAGGAGAACGAGACTCCAAAGACCACCAGTGGATTTGGCCTCCCCACGATACCCTGGAAGGATCCAGGAGTCCGTGAACAGGTAACGGCAAATCAAAAGAACAAGATACCTGTGATCTACGGATCAGCACAGTTGGGTGGCATCATAGTTGATGCTGAGATGTCAAATTCAAACAAGACCATGCACTATGCCTTGGCCATATGCGAGAAGACTGGCACCAAGTTAAGTGATTCAACAGCCAGTTCGTTTACCCTGGAAGATGTTTGGTGGAATGATCAGAAAGTGGTATTCAAGGGAGATGGTTACACTATTGACTACACCGTTGACAGGGATAACAACAGAGATTACAGCCTACAGGATCTGGCAAAGATATATTTCTTCAATGGTGACAGCCAGAGTGGAACCAACACATCATCAAATGCCTATGACATCATGCCCAGTTGGACCAGCAACCATATGATGAATGACACGGTGTTTGCGATGATCGAGGTCAACTACTCAAAGGAAAAGAGTGTTAAGGGTCTTGGTAATGTGAGATTTCATGTGACCAATTCAATGACACTGCCTGGTGATTGCATGTATGATTACATGACCAATACCAAATATGGAGCAGGAATAGAATCAGTGAGGATTAACGGTGGATAGTTTACAAGATCTAAATAACTTTGGCAATGTCTATGTGACATTTGAGGATGACAGAAGTCGTTCAGTGTCATTGGCCGCATCGACGGACTTAACAGCAACGGCACCACAGAATGCTACCTGGGGACCACCCAGCGATCCCAATGGGGTCATATCAGCACAATCAGTGGCCAATAATTGCACATTTACCGTCAATGTTGGTGCGACTGGAGCAGTGGTAACTTGGCCTAACACACTGCCAAAAGATTGCACATATTCAAATCCCAGCACGGGAGTGTATAGGATAACAGGACCAATAACCAAGGGAGTATGGGATGAAATCAAAGTGCATAATGTCACATATCCAACTGGTTATGCCACAGCAAATACTATAACATACACAATTGATCTCTTAGATGGAGACAGTGTCAGTTGGGATGTTGATGTAACCATTGAAGCAGTTTACCAATTAGGAACTACATATACATATGGTGAGGATGAGAGAATAATCATATATGATATTGGTGGCGATGCCATAGCGGATCCATTGATCGTTGACAGTTCCTCAGGTGGCAAGACCTATACTATATTATTACAACAAACATCTCCCACAGACAATTATGGGTATTGGGCAACATCAGCCAATACCACACCAGTCTTGGGCAACATCACCATAACTGGAAATGTCACAGCGATCAATGACAGTGAGATATTTTACACCCCTGTTGGTGATTATACCGGTAACATTAGTTTTAGATATCAACAGTGGAGATATGACCCTTCAACAAGTGCCAATGTGCATCAGATAACCAATCATGTTATGATAGCAACACACAATGGCAATGTCCATGCTGAATACACATTACCTGTGACCAATTCATATGCTACCACAAATCCGAGTCAGACATTTCCACTGTATAATGGGTATCAAGGATCCATACAGATCACAGATGAGCAGGCCGCAGGATCACCATCATTCAGTCCCGAGAAGACATACTCAGTCACGGTGGAGAATATTGGCACCATAGCAGGACATTTTACGGCCAATGGAGCCAACATTGGCAATCCAGGCACCATAACTGGTAACATCACAACGGTGAACACGGCGTTGTCAACCCTGACCTATGTCACTGATTCATCATTGAGTTCAAACACAGGAATCACTGGATTCGTGTTAGAATACAATCAGACACAGACCCGAGACAATGTGGTCCAGGCAGAAAATGTCACACAGAACATAACCTTAAACATGCCACCACAGTTAAGTCTTGGAACATTTTATCCTGAATTTGGTGGCATCTACATTGGTCGTAAGGAATACAATGTGGGTTCTTATCAAGAGTCTGGTGAATGGGAATTGTTCCTCTATCCCAATGATCTGACCTACGAAGATGGCACCAGTTTGACAGGACCGTTTAGAAGAATATTTACAGCCGACGGAGAGGTTGATTATACTGATCTGATAGGTGATTATTACAGCCAACACAACGGCAAGGCCTTACAGGATCTTGCCGATGCTGATGGATTACTTGATGATGTATGGGGAACTGTAGGTGGTGTAACATATTATAGATATAGTCCTTTTAGACTGTGTAGAGAATTAACAGCATATGGCTATTCAGATTATTATCTACCGGCAATACAAGAATTATACATGGCAAGGGCATATACTGATCTAGCATCAACTGGTGGTGAAGAATATTGGTCAAGTTCACCTGAAAGCACATCAAGTTATCAGCAGTGGGAATTAGATGAAAGTTTAACCAGTCCATTTCCCTGGGAAAATCAATTGTCCGCAAGAAAGACTTTTGCCAATAGGTGTGTGGCAATAAGAAGAATACCAACATATCCTGGAGCATAACATGGGCATAAGTCAAATACCAGCACAGTTTAAGATCAATGGCATACTGAATCCAAGTGACACGGTGCTGACCAACATCGAGAAGATGGCGACATCATCAGGATGCTGGGTCACATACAATTACCACGACGGCACATTTTCTGTGATAATCAATCGTGAAGGCACATCGACCATGAGTTTTGATGACTCAAACATCATTGGAGCCATCAATGTGCAGTCAACGGGCATAGACCAATACTATAATTCAGTCAAGGTCACATTTCCAAGGGGTGACATAAATGACAACATTGACAGCGTCCAAGTTGACATACCCACGGCACAGAGATCAACACAGGAAGATGACAACATCCTTGAGATGACCTTGGACATGGTCAATGATCCCGTGCAGGCAGAATTGATAGGAGCCAGGGAACTAAAACAATCAAGGGTTGACCTGGTGATACAGTTCTCGACAGACTACAGGGCTTTGGAATTGAACGCGGGTGATCTAATTGACATAACCAATGATGCCCTGGGTTTCACTGACAAGGTGTTTAGGGTCATGACGGTGACAGAGGTGGACGATGATGATGGTAGCATAAGGTTTGAGATTTCTGCCTTGGAATATGATGCCACGGTCTATGACAATGACCTAACAAGGATAACAAGGACCAACACCAATGGTATCGTGACACTAGGTAATGTTGGAACACCCTCGGCTCCCGTATTAACATTATATGAGAGAGACAGCAGACCAGGAGTGGTGGTGTCAGCCACGGTGCCAACGGGCATAGTGGAAGGCATAGAATTTTGGTTCAGCACCAATGGCACCAATTATATCATAATTGACACCAAGAAACCAGCAGGCGGTGGAGCGTTCACGGCAGGAGCCACGGTTGACCTAGACCACGATCAACTTGATGGCGGACAGGTCTATTACAAGGTCAGGGCCATAAATGCACAGACCACGGGCGCCTATTCAGCGGTGAGCACTGACACCTTCGTTCCAGTGCAGATACCAGATGCTGTGACCAACGACACAGAGATACAGGATACTTCAACAGGTAGTCTGTTAACAGCGGCTGGATTATCAACATTAATGGTATTATTGGATGATCTCATAAGTGACGATAGTGACGCATCAGGTGGTGTATTTGATAAGGTGTTTGATGTGTTCAATACCACAGTGGGCAGTGATCCTAGAAATCCAGAACAGTTCCTTTCAGCAAATGGTGGCTCTCCAGTGGTGTTTGCCTTCCAAACAAACTTCTTCAATATAAACAATGCCTACTCCACAACCACAACTACTGATTATGACTTTACCAGTTTTACAGCACCTTATTCAGGATATTATAAGGTAAGATACAATGCTAACTGGGGTGGAACGGGTGGATCAGACCCTCTTGAAGCTAAATCAACACAAATTAAGTGTAATAAAACATTTGTAAACCAGGGCACTGACCTAACGGCAACAGGAGGTGGGAGTTCAAAATTTGAAGATCATGTTGTTGAAGGTATATTTTATGCTGGAGTCGGTAATACGGTAAGTTTAGGTGTTTATGTTAGACATGAATATCCTACGGGAACATATAGCACAAGTATAGGAATTCAGGCTGAAGTGTCATTGTTTAATTATTCATTATTTACTGCCGTAACGATGCCAGACGATTAATAGGAAATAGATATGAGATATTATTATGATGCAACAACAGGACAGATACTGGTTAAGATGCCAAGCACAGGAACATCAGTGAGGACGGATCCATACATTGACACAGATCAAGTGATCTCAGATCCAGATTTAGATCTTTGGCAAGTTAACATATCAACAGAAACATTAGAACAAAAGGAATTATGATATGACTTATAGATATTTTTACAACGAACAGGGAGACATACAAAAGGTCTTCACTATAAGAAGATCTGGAGAGCCCTTGAACCTGAGAGTCACAAGGATATCTCTGGATCCACCATTATATGTTGACAGCGATCAGGAACCCAATACTGTGGCCAGTATTAATCCTGAGACAAGAGAATTAGTGTTAGTTTAACCACTAATTTACATTGATAAATACAATTAGGACGACGATGGCCTCAGTCATCGTAATAATTCCCTAAGGAGTGAAAGCAAATGGCCGGTGTATTAGACTTCCATCAGTTCGTGGGTGGAGCAGATCAAATTAAGTGCGAACAAATTTTCCCAAGCAATCAAAAGACCCTACTCTACGATTTCAACCAAGACATCACAGGATGGACATTTTCAGCTGACCATCAGACATTGATTGTTGACACGGTGACATTCAATCGCAGGACGGGAGAACCAAATTTCTCTAGTTCAAAGGTAATTGGCAGTTTTGCCAAGGTAGACCTAACAGGTGCTAACGAACCTGATGTGGTGTCAGCCTCAGATGGAACAGTAAAAGTATATGTGCCAGCGGGTATGTATACGGGTCCAATCATTCCTGATGCCCGTAAGAATGTTCCCGTAACGGTGTTCTCACTGACTTGGTCAGACGACTCAACACCAGCACAGATCAATTCACACAGATTTGCTTTCGTCCAAAACTACGAACCCGATGTCAGTATTGGAGACCCTGTCAGCGACGCAGGCTACACAGCATTAACATTGGCATCATAAGGAGACTATAATGGCTTATAATGTAACTATTACAGAAGTTGGGGCCAATGTAGATGTCTCAACAAGTGCTTACCCAGTAACCGTAACCTACAACGCAGTTGAACTGGACGGCGTTGGAATTGACACCGTAACTATAAACGGCGGTGGAAATTTAATTGTTTCCAAGACGGACGGAACCACCGTTGACGCGGGTTTGGTAGTTGGTAGTGATGGAGCAGATGGTGCTGACGGAGCAGATGGTCTA